GAGTAAAAGCAGAATTATCAAAAGATAATAAAATATTGCGAATTGAAAAAATTAATTAATGTCAAAATTTATAGAGATTAAGGGTAAAAAATACAAAAAATCTCCATTAAAAGAGGGGCCCTATAAAAAAGAATTAGTTAAAAAACTAATGAAAGCTAGACGTGACGTTGGTGTAGCCTTAAAAAAGAAAGATAAAACGTTAGAAAGAAGCGCTCGAAATAGAGTGCATAAATTTAAAAAGAAGTTAGGAGAAAGATAATGGACGGACTATTTATAGTAGCAAAAATACAGAAAGTTATAAAAGAAAACATGCAAAGTGTTGTTGACACAATCTGTGGAGGTGGCGTTGACAATATGGAGAAATACAACTATATGTTAGGACAGATAAAAACTTATCAACTATTACTACAGGAAATCTCTAACCTGCTAGATGAAAAGGAGCAAAAAGAAGATGAAGGAAATATCATCAAACTCGGAAGTACCGAAGATTAAACTCGCACTCGAGGATAAATATAAAAAACAAGATGAGGCTAAACCAGAGCCATTAAATCCAGATAATATTAAAAGTCAGGTTGATCAATTACCAGAACCATCGGGTTGGAGACTTTTAGTTTTACCTTTTACACCAAAAGAGAAAACTAAAGGTGGAATTATTATTGCACCAGAGGCATTAGATAAATTTAGAATCGCAACGACTTGTGGTTATGTTTTAAAAATGGGTCCACTTTGTTATCAAGACAAAGATAAATTTCAAGACCCGTGGTGCAAAAAAGGAGATTGGGTGATCTTTGCTAGATATGCAGGATCAAGATTACCAATAGAAGGCGGAGAAGTCCGCATATTAAACGATGATGAAGTATTAGGAACGATCGCAGATCCAGAATCCTTGCTTCACGTGCTATAACATAGGAGAAGGCTATGCCAGAAGAAAAGAAAATGAATACAGAAGATACAGAGATA